GAGCTCTTCAGCAATCGCCTTAATATAGGAATACGAGTTAACATTTGATCCAGCCCTGTAACGTGATGAAGCACATATGTTTAGATAATCTATGAATATTATATCAGGTTTAAATGACTTTTTCAAGGCAAGTTCATTCAACAATGCTTTGAAATGTCCTGAATGTGCAGAAGCAGTTGGATACTCTTTGATGATAAGTGAACCTTGAGTTTTCTTTGCAAGGTTTGTAACTTTACTTTCAAAGATTGGTTTTGGTAAATCAACAATCTCTTGTATGTTTACGTTTAAAAGATTTGCATCAATTCTTTCTGCAATCTTTTCCTCTGCCATTTCTAATGTTATGTATAAAACGTTTTTACCTTCTAAAAGAACAGCACTAGCATGATGACACATAAACAAAGATTTACCGACGCCAGTGCCTGCAAGAGCGATATTGAGCGTTTTGTTCGGTAGACCTCCTTTTGTAATCTTATTAAAGTATTCAAGGTCGAATTGAATTCGACTTTCTTTTTTATTGTAGAGTTCGTATCTTTCTTCATAATCCTCTAAGTAATCGTGTCCTACATTGCGATTAAAAGAAACAGATAAAGCATCTGAAAGAATTGTTGGTATTGCATCTCGATTTTTCTTATCGTCTTGTCCATCTGCAATCTTAATTGATTCCATTAATGCCAGATAGATCGCACGATCACGACACCATTTCTCTGTAGTGTCACTTAACCATTCAAAATCGCATTCAATATCTTCCAGTTCATTTATTGTTCCGTATATATTTTTGACTTCATCTTGAGTGATATCACGTCTGTCTTCAATCTCAATCTGGAGTACTTCTTTTGTAATTAAGCTATTGTACTCTGCAGCATATTTAGTAATATGTTGAAATACAATCTTTTCAGACCGATCATTGAAGTAATCAGGTTCAATAAAAGGTAGAACTTTTCTTAGATATTCTTCGTTATAAATTAAGTTTCTTAAGATAACTTTTTCAATACGATCCATTTAAACATAATGAAAGTAAGTGGTCAAAATATATTTTGTACCTGATTTAACTGGTAATCCAGCGTGAGGAAATGTCCATAGACTAGGGAAAACTAAAACTCTACCAGTTTGAGGATGAATCATCTTTCCATCAACAAACTCAGTTTCTCCTCCAGTAAAATTATCGTTGAGATAAACAAGAAAGGCAAGCCATCTTCTTGCAGACGCATAATCAGATACATCAATATGAGTGTCAAATGAATCTCCAACATCATATTTTTTAATACGCATCTCTTCAAATCCATACTTATGAGGCAATAGATCATCATAGTATCCGATATCGGCAAGATACTTCATGCCTACTTCAGAAAATTTTTTATACAATCCAGTATATTCTGATATGTTACCTATATTTCTTTGATAGAAATTTGGTTTATGATCTCTTTCAATTCTTTCATTTTGTTCATCAACTAAACTAATCAGTTCTGAACATATTGACTCTGAAAGGAAATCATCATAGGTTTCAACGAAATCACTCTCCGTAACTAAATTCTTCATTCGATGCTTCTTCTAGTTTTTCCATTACTTCTTCCGTGAAATACTTATCAGGATCGGCCAGAATAGCAGAAGGATAAACGGAAGATTCACCAACAACAATTCGATTCCCCTTACGTTTGAAGACTCCATGCTTCTCACCCAATTCCAATAACCCATAATATCTATCGAGTCCGCGTTCGTCGTAATAAAGTCTAATCTCAACTTCTTTATTCTCCTTACTTAAACGTGATTTATGAGTCTTTGCCTTGATAATATTTCCAACGACTTCCTTACCATCCTTTTCTTTTTTTCTGCTAAGATAGATGATTGTAGATGCTGCGTACTTGAGACCGCTGCCTCCACCCATTTCTTTTGTAGGGAAGTAAGAACCGATAACATCATAGGTGTGGTTTGTGACTATTAGTGGAATATTTGCTTGACCAAGTTTGAGTGTGAGCATACGGAATGCACCTTTAACAAGTTGTGATTTGGTCATGTCACGAACTTGTTTATCATCTAGTGCATCTTTAATCTCTTTCTCTGTTGAAAGCATACCTAATGAATCTAACACAAACATACAAGGTTTGCGATCTTCTTCAGTTGTCTTTAAGTATATATCTACGGCCTTGAGTGCCTTACTACGAAACTCTTCAATTGTTACAACATTCACAACAACCAACCGTGTCGTATCAATTCCACGAGACTCCAATAATCCTTTATTGACGGCTGCTTCAGTGTCAAAATAGAGACAATACCCATCAGGGTTAGTGTCCAGAAAGTTCTTGACAACAGCAAGCGAGAAATAAGTTTTACCAGTACTCGACTCACCAGCAATGGCAGTAATACGATTGCTGCTAACCCCGCCAAAAATAGACCCACTAATGAGTCCATTAAAAATGTAGGATCCTGTATCAATGAATCTTTCAGTCTCATCAATATCTGACGCAATCTGCGTATATTCATCTCCTATCTCTTTTACTATTTCTTTTAAAAAATCCATTATACAAAAAATGATTCAAGGTTTACAGTTCTCTCAGCCTGCCATCCAATGGAGTCGAGGATAATCTTCAGAGGTTCAAGGAACGACTTCTCAAATTGTAGATCATAATCTATATATTTGTCAAGGTTAAGTTCCTCTGGAAATTGTTGAATGAATGATATTACATTCTCTTGGATTGGGTTTGGTCTTTTGAGATAACAAAATTTAATCTTCTCACCATTATTAATCAAAGAATATTTTTGTGTAAGTTTATTCTTCTTGACATAATGATTGAAGAGAAGGGCGCCACGAGCATGAATCGGTGTTCCCTTTTCATAGATCGCATTGACACTCTTATATTTTTTCACATTACTCACCGTTCTTGGAAATGATATCTCCTCTGGTGGTAATGATCTAAACTTAGTTCGACAGTTTTCAATGAAGTCAATTACATCATCCTCTGTCTTTGTCATGATCAGTTTAAGAACGTCTTTGATCATTTGACGACAAGGTGCAGGCGTTGAAGATTTGACTGCTTCAATACCCATCATCTTGAGTTTAGGTTCTGCATAACGAACACCTTCACTATCCCAGACATTCAAGATGTATCTTTTCTTGGCAGTCCAGATTCCACGATCAGCAATGTTCTCACGTTTCATAAACATCTTCTGCTCATAGGCATTGACGTACGAGGCCAACGCTTCGTAAGAACTCGAAATATATTTTTCAAATTCCATCTCACAGATCTTGTTAAGGAACCCAACAACATCCTCAGTAGTCTTCTTTCGTTCTTTGTATATAATCTCAACCAGAGGGCCAAGATGCAAATAGATAGAATCGGTATCAACAGCAATAACATAATCTTCATCCTTTGTTTTGAGTATTTTGTTTAGATAATTATTCATCCGATCTTCAATCCAACGGATTGAAACCTGACCAGACAAAGTAATTGCTTCTGCATTTTCAAGTTTGTAATAACGAAAATATTCGTTACCAATCGCACCATAAGCAGAGTTCAGTTGGATTTTACGAGCCATCTGAATATTGTTAAATGTTGCGATGTCTTTTACAAGTTTAGGATCTTTAGTGTCTTCATACTTCTGTTTTGCAGCAAGCATCTTCTTCTTGTAGATCGTTCTTTCTGTGTATATCTTCTCCATGATCTCTGGTAGAAATCCACGAATGTCGGTACGGAACATCGCACCATTGGCACACACAGCATTGTCTTTGTAAAGTTGAAAGTCTATCTCTTCATTAAGTATTCGGTCAACAGTAGCTGTTGGATGTTTGGTTTCAATAAGAGTTTCTGGGGAAATATTATATTGCATAATAAGATGAGGATATAGACTATTAAGGTCAAAAGACACTACCCAGTCATACTTTCCAGGCTTCGGTTCCTTAACATATGCCCCAGCATACTTCTGTGATTTTGATGTTCGTTTCTTTGGTGGTATGACAATGTTTTGTTTCTTGAGATAATTGTAAATGATAGTATCCCACATTCTCACTTGATAGTGAATGTCGATAAAATTTACTTTGGCATCAAATGCCATCGTAATTGCAAGTTCAATTAGTTTCAACTTATCTTCAAGTTTATCAACAAGTTGAACGTCAATAATATTGTATCGAACGAACTTATCCCAATCTTTTGTATAAAACTCACGGAAAGTATCATACTCATCATGATCAAGTTTCTTCTCACCTAACTCATAGTTGGCAATATAATCCAATCGATATGACTCTTGGTTTGTGTATGTGAATCTTTTGTATAGGTCAAGATAATCAAGTTGAGTGACACCACCAATATCATATGTGATGTTTTTACGACCACTAATATAAACTTCGTCTTGAGATACAAGACCCCAAGGCGATAAGTCCTTCATGGACTTTTCACCAAGAATACGATTAATACGACCAGCAAGATATGGTATGTCATACATCTGAGAGTTCCAACCAGTAATTACTTCTGGTAGATTCTTTCTCCAGTATGCCAAGAATGAAGTGAGAAGATGAACTTCATCATTGCATAGAATGTATGTTACATTAGGATCTTTATTTACAAAAGGTCTTGAACCAAAAGTAGTGACCTTCTTTGTTGCATAATCTTGAAGACTAATCAATAACAATTCTTCTGCAACATTCTCAACATCGGGGAAACCACTCTCTGCAGCAACCTCAATGTCAATCGTTACAAGACGAATCTTTTTGATATCAAACTGTATGTGATCTTCTGGATATTTTTCTGAAATATATTGATAAACGTATCTATCATTACCATATATTTTAAAGTTCTCAACCTCATCATATTTCTTATAAAACTCACGACAATCTCTTACAAAGCCAGGTTGAATCGGTTCAACCGAATCACCCTCTAGTGTTTTATATTTTGTTTTTCTTTTAGACGGAACAAATAAAGTTGGTTTCCATTCTTCTCGATGTGTGATATGTTTTCCATTCTCATATCCACGAATCAAAAATTGATTACCTATGAGTTGTATATTGGTGTAAAATTTCACGAAGTCACTTTAGAATACTGTTCAAAAATCATAGGGCTAGGAGTGACAAGAGTTACAATCTTATCAGAATTAATCATCACCTCATTTTGTTCAGTATAGTCTTCCATCCACTTATGTAAAGCACCATCCTCAATTTTGTAAGGTTTTGTTAATTTACAATTTGGATCTCCGAACTCAGCAGCAATCTCTTCAATCTCTGATACTACTATCTCTTGACTAGACAACAACAGGACTTTGATTACCTTTGTTTCTTCCATCGATTTTCTCCTGATAAAGTTTCTTTAAGTTTTGCATTGGTTCAACCATTGTAATCACCCAGTCAGCAGAACATGGTATTTTATTTTCTGCTGAAAGAGGAACCCAAGGATAAAAAGTAATTCCTACTTTTGAAGAGATTTCTTTTGTTGTGCCATGCTCATTTTCGACACCATTCTCTTCACTCAAAACTACAGGTTCTTCTGGTGAATACATTTTCACGATTAAAGGATCATGAAAAAAATATCCAATAACATCTTGTTCAGTTTTAATCTCTTTTACGTCAGCGATGATATCTTCACCTGACTTGAGCATTACTAATTTGACAGTCATTTCATACTTTCTATACTAACATTATAAAAGACCACTCAACAAAAGTCAAGTGGTCTTAATTCTATAAAAATTTATTTATAGGTAATCTTTTCGAGCGTGATGTTCTGGAACTACTTTACCCAACTTAACGGTAAGAAGTCCATCCTCCAACGTGACATCTCTGATTTCAAAATCATCTGAGAGTGTCCAGGCTCTGTTGAAAGATCTCTGAGCCAATCCTTGATGGACATACTCGGATTCTGTCTCCTTATTTTTTTTCTTTCCTTCAACGAATAATTTTCCGTATTCAGTATAGACATGGACTTCCTCCTTTTTGAATCCAGCAAGTGCGATCTCTAAACGAGACTCAGAGTTATTTACCTGTATAAGATTGTAAGGTGGATAGTTTGTTATGGTCTCAGTAAAAAACTTATCGAAATAAGTATCCATACCGATACTGTTTTTTGTGATGCGATCCATTAAATCTCCTAGATCGGCAGCACGATACCTTTGTAAGTTCATAGTTCTCCTTAAGTAAGCGAGTGTAGTTTTGTCCCCGAAGGCGACACTACTAATTATAACAGCAGACAAAAAAATAAGGGGTGGTGAACCCCTCAAAAACACTTCGGTTTCCTCCCTATTCTAGCAGTGCTCTACAGTGGCTGACGCAAGATTTATCCCTTACATCGCATTCTGAAATACATTCAAAGTAGTCATCAACTGAATTGTTTGGAGATGTCTCTTGTTCGACATTCATCCAAGGTCGTAAACTATTGAATGATATGAGATTGTGCATAGATTGTTTTGATTTAAACACATAACTATCTATACAAATTTTTAAGATAGTAACACTTCTTCATCATTTTGATCTTCCTCATTCAAATTTTTCTTTGTTTTTTTATCGTTCTTATAGTCACCTACTACTTCTCTAAGTAGGTTATCAATATCATTTTTTAAGTCTGACATTACTCCTCCTCTGGTTTTTTTCTTTTGCCAATATTATACTTAGTTTCAAGATTCCAGTCATTCTTTTCTTTATAAGAAATAACTTTAATTTGATTAAGCGGAGCTATATCGTTAACTTTATCAGCTGAGACAACACTTACCAATCCCCAATCTAAAAGTAATTGGATAATACGATTTCTTCTTTGTACATCGTTAACTGTAATATTAGCTCTCTTACCGTCTAATGCAAATAGTTCTTTGAAATGAACGATATAGTATCTGCCTTGTTTATGTAGAATGTGACAAGACTGATATAGTTTCTTTTCTTTTCTTGAAGCAACACCAATACGAGTCAGTGTTTCTCTTACTTTAAGAAAATCATCAGGTTCATTTAATGTAATCTCAACCATTTGATCTGGCGACCAAGTGATTTGAGGTTCGACAATCGAATTCATTTTTTGCCTCCAGTCTCAAGTCGATCTCGTATAAACGAGAGTTGTTCTCTAGTCAAAATGTTTAAAACTTGTTTCGCCTTTTCATTACTATAACCATAGTAACTTTTAACAAGTTCAAGGTTTTTGATTTGATCCTTGCGAAGCCAAGGAGAAAATCTTTTCCTTTTTCTGAGACTATTTAGGAAAAAGTCATACTGTAACTTCTTTGCTAAATTAGGATGTTTATTCATTTCATTAGCAAACATCACAGAGTCTATCTGTCCAGATAAACATCTATTAATAATATAAGATGGATAACTTTTTTCAACATCTGGATCCTCATCAATCAAATTAGTTTTGTTTGTATTAATTGAGTTTAACCAATCTTTAAGTTCTGTCATTATATAAGGCAATTTTTTTATCAATGTAGACCTTTGCTTTTTTAAGGTCGTCAAGTTCTCCCTCTTGATCTTTATGACCAGCACGACAAACATATTTGATTACGTTGCCTGCAAAGAAATCAAGTTCTTGATCTGCAATAAAATCCCAAACTTGAATCTTACCTCGTTGATAATGTGATGGTGAAAATTTATTCATAATGTTTTCGCTTAATAATAATTCTGTCGTTTTCATAGTCAGGTATAAATTCTATGGGATCATCGTTATCCCAACAAAGTTCTCCATACAGAGAATTTAGAATAGACATGTCATCCCAAAGATCGTTTGGTTTTTCAGTCATGTTTCTCGCTCCAGTCTTTGAAATTAGTTGTGAGATTTAAGGGTTCGGGATCTTTGATGCCCTTTATTTTTTTCCAATTACTGTATAGTGCTTGGAGATGCCATGATTGAGATAAACTCTTTGGCCCATTTTCAAGAAGATCGATTTCCATCTTATTTCTTGCATGAGACTTATACTCATTTCTCCAATTTGAATCATCAAAATTTTTCATAATTTATTTTCTGATAATAACAACGTCTCCCTCATCATCATCTTCATCCTCTGCTTTAAAAACTAAAAGTTCTTCACCAGATTGAACATCAGACATTTCTGGATGTACATTTCTTCTTTCTTGTTGTCTATTAAAGTCTCTCAAAGTTGAGGTCATCATAGCATACATGTATGCAAAGGTTGCCCCTGCAAGACAAGCAAAACAAAAAAAATATATAAAGACGCTGGTATCATTCATCGGAAACCTTGTTGAAGTATCTTTTGTATAGGGACTTGTTTTATCTTATCTATAATATCAGTCTCTATTTTGTCTAGAATGTTTACATCTAGATGCATGAATGGTGGAATGATACCCAACATTCTTAATAGTCCATCGACAAATAGTGCAAGAGTAGTAAATCCAAGAATCATACTGATAACAGTCGCATCACGATTATGTTTTGCCATAGATTCATCATCGATTCTCCGTGCCTCATCAACAGCTTCCTTGACGGCAGCTTCAAGAAGAATTCTGACTTCTTCTTTTGTGTATGTGTACTTACGAATCTTTTCCTCTGTAACCGTTCTTTCTTTTGGAAAGTCTGATAAAGGAAATTCTGTGATTAGTGTTTTGATCATGAGTAGTTACCTTATGATGTCGATGTGCATATCTTTAGTCCAAACCTCTAATTCTGTTCTAAGAGAACCACTGGACTTAAGACTTTCATATCTTTTAGAGGCTTTGTTCTTCCACCATTTGATGAGATTCTCTTGATAGAATTTATCAAAGTTGATAGGATTTTTCTCTAGTTTGTCAGTATCTCCTCGAATTACTTCCCTAGA